TTCCAATATGCAGGAAGCCCGAGAGTACTTTTACTTGAACGCCGTATTTAATGTGGTTGATCAGTTGATCTCTGAACTTAATGTCTGGCTAGTGCCTAAGTTTGGGGATAATCTGTATTTAACTAGAGATGATGAAAGTATCTTGGCTCTTGAAAATTTGCGGCAGAGAAAGCGCGAAAGTGTTCTATCTTTATTTAACAGCAACCTAATATCTCTAAATGAGGCGAGAGCCGTGTTAGGCTATGAGGCAGTGGAAGGCGGGGATCAGATTATGGTGAGCGCCGGTAAGCTGCCAATTGATTTTGACCAGATGCCATCTGACGGCGCAGTACAAGAAGCTCTTGATGAATAAGAATAGAGAGATAGCTATACAAGAAAGGTTGCGCGCTGTTTATGAGGCGCGGTTATACCGTTCTTTAAATCGTTTGTTGAAGAGCTATGCTATTCTTCTACAGAGGGGTTATTCAAAAGGAAAAGAGCCAGGCATAGAAATCGCTTTGGACGGCTTTGAGGATAAGATATATAAGTTATTGGCTAGCTATTATTACAATGTCGGTGCGCTCTTTGGTAATCGCGTGTTAGAAATGTACGAAGGAAAATCTATTGACGTGAAAAGTACGCGATCTCTGTTTGATGAGCAGCTAGACGTCTGGTTAAAGCATAACGCAGCTAAGAAGGCTAAACTGATAGAACAGAATATGCGTGGGACTGCTGCTAAAATATTACAGCGAAGCGCCGCGGAAGGACTGGGGGAGGTCGCTACTGCTAAGTTATTGGGGTCTAAGTTCAAGGACCTCTCGCCATTTCAGGCGGCAAGGATTGCTAGAACTGAAGTACACGCTGCCTCTAACGCTGCTTCTTTAATGGCGGCGAACGCTACGCCCGCGCGGCCTAAGAAGGAATGGTTGACGGTGGAAGACGAGCGAACTCGCGAAAGTCACTCTCTTGCTAATGGTCAGATCGTTGAGGTAGATGAGCCCTTCAACATTGGCGGAGCTTCTCTCATGTATCCTGGGGACCCAGAAGGACCTGCTGAAGAAGTCATTAATTGCCGCTGTGTTATTGGATGGAGTTTTTAATATGGTTATACAAAAGATATCCCAGGGGTTCTCTTTTAAAGAGATCAGTGACACTGGTGAATTTGAAGGGATTGCGTCTGTCTTTAATATAAAAGATAGCGGGAATGACATAGTACTTCCAGGCGCATTTTCTGAAAGTCTCAAGGTTTACCCGCCTTCTAAAGTCAAAATGCTTTGGCAGCACGAAACTAAAACTCCAATCGGCGTTTGGCATGAGATACAAGAGCGAAAAGATGTCTTGTATGTGAAGGGCTCTTTGGCGCTTGAAATACAGAGCGGAAAAGAAGCTTACATTATGATGAAAAAAGGTATGGTTGATGGGCTATCCATTGGCTATAGAGCGGTAGAAAAAGACTATGACGCGAAGTCCGGCGCGCGAGTTTTAAAGTCTGTGATGTTGCGTGAAATATCAGTGGTTACCTTCCCCATGAACGAAGGAGCACAGGTACTGAGCATAAGAAGTAGTGATGAAGATAAATACACGCTTAGAGAATTTGAAGCCTTCTTGCGGGAAGAAGGGGGCTTCTCCCACTCGGAAGCACGAGCGATTTCTGAGAAGGGATACAAAAGCTGGCTCGAAGGTCGGGATGACTTTCTACCTAGTCTCAGCTCAAGTCTTGAACAGTTGTTGCAAAATCTTAGAAAGTAGGAGAAAGTTATGACCTATAACAGAAGGTTTCCTCATGGAGCGTTTGAGCAGAAAAATGAGGATGAGCGTATCACCGCTCAGGTAAAGACTCAAGTTGAAGCGCTCAGCCAAGCGGTTGTCGAGTTTCGAGCGGCAAACGACGAGCGTATTAAAAGCCTAGTCAAGAAGGGGGAGGTCGATGCCCTTGTAGAAGAAAAAGTAGATAAGCTCAATCAGATCATCGATCAAAAGGCTGCGGCGATTAATGGTGAAATCAAGAAGCTCGTCGAAAAGAACCTTGCCATTGAAGCGGCGATGAACCGCGTCAATACGCATGGCGTCGATGAACGCAAGGAAGAAATGCTGAGGGAGGCTCGGCAGTTTATTTCTTTCGTGAAGCCGCGCATTTCTCTCGAAGGTAAAGAATTGAACTTCTTGGAAAATAACACCAAGGCTTTTGATAAGTACCTTCGTCGCTCCCTCGACCGGCCTTTTGAAATCCGTGATCTTCCGGAGGAAGAAGCCAAGGCCATTACTGTAACGGGTGACCCCAGCGGTGGGTATCTGGTGCCGCCCACTCGGTCTTCTCGGATTGTTAAGCGTATCCGTGAAACTTCGCCGATGAGATCGATCGCAGCGGTAGAGACTATTGGAACGGATCGGCTTATTATTCCGGTTGACCGTGGGCTGCCTACTTCTGGTTGGGTGGGCGAGAAGGCTTCTCGTACTGAAACCACCACTCCTGAGTGGGGCGAACTGGAAATTCCCGTGCATGAGCAGTACGCCAACCCGGCAATTTCCCAGAACGCCATTGACGATAGCCAATACGATGTGCAGAGCTGGCTTGCTGATAAGGTAGCGGAGAAATTGTCGCTGGAAGAAAATACTGCTTTTGTTTCTGGCGATGGCGTTAAGAAGCCGCGAGGCTTCCTGAGCTATACGACCGCCACCACGACTGATGCTTCCCGAGCATTCGGAGTGCTGCAGCATATCGCGACGGGGGTATCTGGGGGATGGCCGGCTAACACGGCTAGCGATGAAAGCCGAGTTAATAAGCTCATTGATCTGATTGCGGCTATGAAGACTCCTTATCTGATGGGCTCCCGTTGGGTAATGAGTCGTGAGCTCTTAGCGGATATTCGTAAGTTCCGTGACGAGAATGGTCGTCACTACGTGGATTTTGTTATCACGAATACCGGATTGGTGTTTTCTTTGTTTGGGTACCCGATCTCTGTGTTCGAAGACATGCCGACGAAAGCCTCTAATAGTCTTTCTGTAGCCTTTGGCAATTTCTCGCAAGGCTACACTGTTGTTGATCGGCAAGGTATCCGCGTTCTTGTTGATCCCTTCACTAATAAGCCTTACGTGCATTACTATACCACGAAGAGAGTTGGTGGAGCTGTGGTAGACTCAGACGCTATTAAGCTGCTGAAGTTCGCTACGTCGTAGTTTCAGTAATTGTCACAGCATTGACTTCAGCTTAGTTTAGGAGAAATTAAATGTCTATCATCAGAGACCTATACAATAATCTTTCGGTGGAGCGCGCGCTTTCGCCGGTGGTTGTTGGTGACGATACTCCGGCAGTTTCGGAGATCATTGATATGCGGGGGGCTTCGGCGCTACTGTTCATCATTATGACGGGGACGTTAGCAGATGCCGGAGCTACCTTTACCACGCTGTTAGAAGAAAGTGACAATAGTGGTATGAGCGGAGCCAACGCTGTAGCGGATGCCGATCTTTTAGGCACGGAAGCTGCGGCTAGCTTCATTCAAACTGACGATAATGAAGTATTTAAACTGGGATACGTTGGCACTAAGCGATATGTGCGCCTGACCATCACTCCTTCGGGAAATGCGTCTAGCGCGCCTATCGCAGTGGCAGCTATTAAAACTTCTGTGACGCGGGGCACTGTGGACTAATAATTGTAGGAAGCGTGTAAACTCGGGTGCTGGGGTTCCAGGCCTCAGCACCCACTTTTTAAGAGGTTTAGTATGAGAAAGGTTAGATTGACTGAGACATTTAAGTTCGCATATGACGGATGCCGCGTTAAAACTATGGAGAAGGGATTGGTTCTCCCAGAAAACGATCAGGCTGCCGTACTGGCAATAGTTGAAGATAGAGGAGTGTTTGTCGAAGAGCTTACTGAAAAGATATCTAATGAGGAAGTTAGCAATGAAAGTAGAAATCGTAAGCGCCGCAACTGAACTGCCGCTATCTTTAGCACTTGTTAAAAATCATCTACGCATTGATCACAATGATGATGATACGTATATTCAAACTCTGATACACGCCGCTTCGGGATTTTGCGAACAGTACACGGGGCTCACTTTATTAGAGACAACGGTAAAAGAATATTTTGACAGTTGGCCACAGAATAAAACTGCTGAACCGTGGTGGAACGGTGTTAGGCTAGGAACGATCTCTGAAGTCATTAATGGCGGCGCAGCTAATATACTCTATTTAAGTAAACGCCCGGCAACAAGTATTGTCTCATTCGTATGGACGCATGAAGATGGGACCACCACTACGTGGGATACCGATGAGTATTTATTTTCCCCTTCTGTATCTAAATTTGAGAAAGGCCGGTTAGGAATAAAAAGTGGTGCTACGATACCTGATCTTCTTGCTGATATGGACGCGCTGCAGGTTTCCTACAAGGTAGGCTATGGTACGAATGAAAATAAGGTGCCGATGGATCTTAGAGTGAGCATCTTACATTTTATCGATCACTATTATAGAAATCGTAGCGTGCTTACTGATGGTTTAACGGAGGTACCTTTCAATTGTCTGGCTATCTGGCGGCAATACAGGAGCAGTAGAGTATGCTAGCGGGCAAGCTCGACCAGCGTGTAACGCTGCTAAGTTATAGCGCCACAGTGGGGGATGGGGGCGATAAAACGGAGACTTGGCCAGAGATCGGGAAGGCTTGGGCTAATATTAAGCCGACTACTCGCGGCATAGTGGTCAGAGGGGATAAAATAGAATATCCCATTTCTTATGAGATAACCGTACCCTACTCCTCAAAATATTTAAGCGCGCGGCGCATAACCCATCGTGATGTCACGTACTCAGTACGTGGCTTCGTCAATCCAGATTTTAAATTTAAAGACTTAGTTTTTATCTGTGAAAGCGGAACTGCAAAATGAAGATAGAAGCTAAAGCTCCTGATAGTCAAGCATTCAAACGCGCTATGGAGAGGCTTAAGAATAATTCAAAAATTGCGCTCAATGAAGAAATTGCCAGAGCCGCGCTCATTATTGAAACTAACGCTAAAAACCTTATCCGTAAAAAACCTAAGACCGGCCGTATTTATAAGCGAGGCAAGAATAGGACTATTAGCCATCAGGCGTCAGCTCCGGGGGAACCTCCCGCCACAGACACCGGGCGTCTTTTAAGCAGCATACAGCATCGTCTTATAAAGAAGAAAGTGATAGAAGCCTATGTTGGAACAAATGTGGAGTATGGAAAATTTTTGGAGTGGGGGAATTCGAGAATGGCGCCGAGGCCTTGGCTAAGTGTGGCCGTGGCTATGTTCTCTAAGCAGTTTGCTTCGAGGCTTAGGATTAGAATGACCCGTAGGATTAGAGAAAAATGATTAACCTATGGAGTATTCAAGAAGCGGTGGTATCGGCGCTGCAGGCGGATGGTACGCTTAGTTCTTTGGTCACCGCTATTCGTGATGAACCTTTAGAAACTGATGTCTTCCCCTACATAACAATAGGTGATACTGATGTGCAAGGTGACGTAAATAAAACCAGCACACTATTTGAGACACGTATAAATATTAATGTATGGAGCGAAGCGGGCAGCCGTAAAAAAGTGAAGCAAATTATGGATCGAGTAGTCGAGCTGTTGGACGACAACCCCCCAGCTCTTTCTACTGGTAGTTTTGTTTTCTTGAATTTTGAGTCTATGGCTGATTTCAGGGATCAAGACGGCTTTACTTATCGCGGCAACATTCTTTTCCGGGGGCTGGTCGCATGAATAAAGTGGCTGCAATTCTAGGGGGCGGTCCTTCGCTATTGGATGAGATAAAGAACGTGCCCATGCACGCCGAATTGTATGGCATTAATCATCACGCCAGTTATCTAGTGAAGTGTGACTATATCGTCTTTAATGATTTCGGCACTTGGGACTTAGTCAAGCGACTGCCGGGTAAAAAGATCAGCCGGTGGCCTGAGCGAAGCGATATATGTCGCCCGTTTAAAGACGGACAAATAAGCGGCGTCTGCGCGCTAGAATATTGTGTGGAGAAAGACTACGATGAAATTTTGCTCGCCGGGTTTGATTGTTATCAGAAAGACGAATATTTTCACTCTCCTGGGCAGCCTACCGGAGCGAGCGCTTCATTCAGAAAGTTGAAGGATCAGCTAGATTATTGGTGGGTTCGCGATCTTAGGATAAAAGCCCTAGGCGGTCCACTTGTTTCTATCTATAATGTGGAGCCTTATAGAAGTCACCAAGCTTTTTATGAGGTGAATATTTTGATGAGTAAGACGGTCAAAATTGACGAACATTCTCACGTTAATTTTGTTCCGGGTGTGCAGAAGCTTGCGTATAAGCTTTACAAAGTAGCGTTAGATAACGGCCTAATCAAGGAGTAATATCATGGCCCAATCGGGAAAAGTAGTTGTTCTTAAAGTTGGTAATGGTGCCACTTCGGAAATGTTCACCACTCTGCAGGGTCAGCAACAGACTGTAATGGATGGCTCTACTCAAGTTGCTGATACAACGGATAAATCTAATAACGGTTGGCAGACCGGAATGGTGACGACCATTGGCGGGAACATCAATTGCAATGGGATAGCTATGTGGGACGCTCAGCTGGAGCGGCTGCGCTCTCAATGGGAAGCTCAATTGCCGGTCAATTGCGAACTGATCATTAATTCTGATGGCGACAAATACTCCGGGTCTTTCTACATCACCCAATTCAATATCGATGGGAATGTTACCGACGCGGTTAAGTACGCCATTTCATTGCAGGCGGCTGCCGCTCTGACGTTTACAGCCGCCACTTAGTTTTACTGTGTAAGGAGACAGCATGAATTATCGAGGCGAACATACCTTTAAATTGAGCAATCAAGATTTTACGTTGGCGATGGAGTATGAACGTATAGAACAGATTGAAAAGGACACAGGAATTGGTATCATCCAACTGGCGAGGCTTGTTGCGCTCAGTCAAGCCGGTCTACACCTGCTAGTCGCTATTATCTATCATGCCTCTGGCGGTAAAGTTCCCAAGAAAACAATCGGAGATTTGATCCTTAAAGAGGGAATAGATAAAATAGGTCCGGACATTGTTGTCTATTTAAGGATGGCTTTTTCCGGTGGAGTTGAAAGTTCTGGAGATGTCAGCGAAAAGGAGCCCAAGCCCTAACGCATTTTCCGATTGTTGAGCATATGGAAATTGCGTTAGGGATGCTCCGTTGGACGCCCGACGTTTTTCGCAAAGCCACGCCCCACGAAGTTTTCACAGGGCTAGAAGGGTATCTTAATTCACGAGGCGGCGAGGGGCCACGTCTAAGAGCTAAAAAACAAGCTAGCTTTAAAAAGCTATATGAAGCTGTTCTAGAAAGAGAACAAAAATGACAATCAGTCTCTTT